GCCGCCACCGTACCCCCAACCATCGCCATAATTGCTTGACCGTTCACTGTAATACCAGCTATTGCCGCCCACCGATTTCAGGTCAATAGCAACCAAAAGTCTTAGCGTGCGTTGATCTGGTATCAGCTCATCACTGACTCTGTAAAGCACCAGATTGGAGCAGGTGCCGTTAACGGTCAGGTTGACTTCACGCAGATTCTCCGCAGGGGTAACACTGCCGGTCTGCACGGTACCGCCGCCCTCCTGCCCGAAGCCTGCAATCAACGCATTCACCGCCTGTGTCAGCGTGCTGTCAGCCTTCCCTGTGACACCGTTGGCTTTTGCGATCAAGCCTTCCAGCTTACCCTTCACCGATTCCGCAGTCGCCATCAGCCGTCACCTCCAATCAAAGCATCCAAATCCAAAACATAGCCGCCCAAAACGTTTGCGACGGTTTGATCCACATAGTCTTCAGTGGCAAGTGACGCAAAAAACACAGAAGTGCTGTCATCCGGATTCTGAAGCACCGCAATGGAAGCAATACTGGCAGAGCCGCCGTAAACCAGCGCCCCACCCTGAATCCCACACAGCGGCAGAATATACTCCACGCCGCCATAGTCGATCCGGCACTGCACCGGCCGCACAGCGGCACGATGTACCGCCAGCACACCCTCATAGGTCACATCCGGCGTATAGTTGCCATTAAAGTAGGTCATCCCCACAACCAGATTGCCGTTTCCGGCCAGGCTGTCGGAGCGAACATCCACCACCAGGCCGTCCGTCTGAATGCAGATCCTGGCCGTTATGGCCCGCACATCCTCCGTGCCGTCCCAGGCAGCGGCGCCGGCAAAGTAAAGCACCGGATCCGCGCCGTCGCTGTCCGTCTTCACCAGAGGGAGCTGTGCCTGACCCTGCTCCAGGGGAATCACACACCACATCTCCCGCCCGGCATTAAATGCCGTAACGATCTCAGTGTAGGAAGCCGTAGAAACATACCCACCGTTATGCTCATGCAGCACAATATTGTACCTGTCGCCGCCGCTTTCTGTACCGCCGGAGCTTCCGCCGGATTCGCTGTCCGAGCTGCCTCCGATTGGCTTTTTGCTCACGCTAAAGTTGGATACATCAAACCGAACGATCCGGAATCCGGAGCCATCGATCTCCGGACCGGTGAAAGTCGCCTGACTGCCGTCAATGCTCACCAGCGGCAGCCGAAGCCCATCCACCAGGCATTCCACAGGCCCTTGATTGTGGACACTGAGAATGGCATTCAGCCGATAAGCGCAGGTGTATCCGCTCTCTTCACTGCCCGAAACCGTTACAAATTGAGGCCGGTTATCAACAACCGTCTCCCCGGCATCCACCCCATCCGGGCCGATTTCCACCTGATAGCAGATCCCATCCGCCACAGCGGAAAAACGAGCCACCTCATCAGCCATAGAAACCAGCGGCAGCCGCCAGCTGTCCCAAAGGCAAACACACACCTGCCCGGCATCATGTGCCTGACGGATCTCATCAAACTCCAAATCCGCAGTAAACCCATCCGCCGCATTACCGCTAAGAGATACGATAAAATCTTCTGTACATCGACTTTTATAAAGCGATGCCGCCGCTTCTGTCTGAAGAACTGTATATACGACGCCCAGGAACAATCCGCAATACATCACGCCTGCTTCACTGGCCTGAACGAGTGGAAGGAGAATCTCCGTCTCACCGGGGGCAATCCTGCACTGAATCAATCGATTTTGCTCCCGGTATACCTCAAGAACCTGCTGAAGCGTCTTGTCCGGTTGATAGAAATTACTGACATAATCATTGGCAGCAGGGGTCATCTCTACCAAAAAATGATCAGTACCGTATATTTTCCTCGCGCCAACACAGACTCGGCTTTCCCCATCAATCTCCACCACCACACAGCAGGTGCCCTCATCGTTCACCGCCGCAAATACCGCCCGCTCCCCGTCGATGTACTCCAGCGGCAGGTACCGGCCGTCACAGACGCAACGCACCAGTTCGGAAGCATTCGCCTTGCGGACCTCCTCCAGCGTTTTGTCCGCTGTATAGCCATCGATCTCGTTGCCGGAGATATGTACCGTCAGCATCTTCGTCCCCCTCAGGGAATCCAGCCATTCCTGCTCCGTTCCCTGAAAGCCGTGCTTCACCGCCAAACCGTAGGCGGTGAAATAATACGGTGGTCTCACATATCCCATCTTCAAACCTCCTTGTAGCCCTTCGCCGGGCGGTACGTGGAAATAAACCACACGGCGAAGTTGTCAAATTCCTCATTGACCAGCTCCATGGCGTTCTGATATTTTTCATAATCGCCGTTTTGATAGTCGATCATAGCCCCCAGCCAGTGATCATAGATCCCGTCATGGGGGAAATTCACCAGCGGCAGATGGTCCAGACACTCCGGATACTTGTATTCAAACTCCTGGGCCTGATCCACGTCCATCAGGCAAACCTCCACCGCGATCCGCCCATCCAGCTGGGCGATCCAGCCCAGCTTATCCTCCATGGAGAAATCATTGGGCTTCTGCCTGTCCACCCGTTCAATAAGCTGTCGAATGGTTTTCGCCATAATCCGCCCTCCTAAGCGCAAAGGGACATGGGCGCACGGCCCACGCCCCTTTTATGTAGATCAGATCACGGATGCCAGCTCCGCGCCGCCGGCCATACCGCCGCAGCAGGCGAAGCGCCAGTCCACAAAGCCTGCACCGAAGCGGCCACGGCCCTGCCAGACGTTGGCGTCATTGTCCTCGTTGATGCGGGAATGGATACTCAGCTGCTCCCGATCGATCCACTTGGGACCGTCCGCGGATTCGATGTAGTCATCGTCCAGCAGCATCCAGGGCTCCACACCCTTGGCCACGAACTGATTCAGATAGCCCCAGATCTTCACCTTCCAGCGGCCAAACTGGAAGTTGAAGCCGTTGTTGGCAGTGATGGGATCCTTGTCCGCGCCGATGGCGGCAAATACCTTCCGCTTCAGGGAGGGAATATTGGGAATGGCAATGGTGGTGGGCGCAATGTCCAGCAGCTCGCCGTTGTCGCCCTTGAACTGCTGCATCGCCGCCTCAGCCCGATCCAGCGCCTCCACGCTGAATGCGTCGGAGAAGAGGTTGGCCTGGGTGGCACCCTTGACCTTGGGCTTGTGGGCCTTGTGGAACAGGGGCAGACCGTCCGCGCCCAGAATGCCGAACTTCTTACCGCCAAAGGTAATGCTGCTCTGGCCGTTGATGGCACCGCCATACAGCGCGGCACCGAAGGTCTCACGGGTGCGATGCCAGCCCTTAATAAAGCCGGTAGGCTTCTGCTTCAGATCCAGCGCCTTGCCGTCGGCCATAGCCTCAGCGGAGATGGCGAAGGAATCCTTGAAGGTCTCGTAGACGAAGATCTTCTGATAACCCTCCTCCATATAATCGGCGGGATACTCGCCGTTCTCGCCCACAGGCAGGAAGCCGTTCATACCGGTCATACCGGTGAAGGCATCCATGGCATTGTCAGAGGTCTCCATAGAGAAGAACTCACCCAGCATACTCTTCTTCTCGTAGGCCTCGCCACGGGAATCCAGAATGCTGCGAATAGGGGCCTCACAGATGCCGAAGATAGAATCGGCAACACCGGAGCCCACAGAGAAAATGTAACCCATATCGTTTTCTCTCCTTTCTCAGAATCAGCGGAACCGACCGCAGACCACACTGCCTGCGGCGGTGTCCTCCAGATAGGTCACCTCAAAGCTGCCTGCCGCGGCGCCATCCACCTGCAGGCCGCCGGCGCTGACCTGCAGCTTGGTGCCGATGGCGGCACCTGCGGCGGCAGCGCTGAGATTGGTTTCGTAAATACCGTCCTTGACCACCACGGCCACAGGAATCACCTGACCCTCCACAGCGGTCACATCTGCCATACACAGATAACCGGGGGTGGTGGCAGAAGCGGTGCCCACAGGCACCAGCTTACCGTCGGCAGCGTTCAGCAGCTGACCGGACTTGTAGGTACCGGCGGCAGCAGGGAGATACTCCCAGGGCTGCAGAGCGGTACTCATGTTCTTAGGGGTAAACATAAAAATAGCCTCCTTATTTTTTCATCACTTTGTTGTAGTGGGCGATGATCTGGGCTTCCGACATACCGGGGTTGAGCTTGCGATACATAGCCATCACATTGCCGGGCACCGGCAAAGCCCCCTCCCCACGGCTTCCGGCGGCAGGAGCCAAATGCTCCTTACCTCTGGCATTGGCCATAGCCTGCTGACGGGCCGCCTCCGCTCTGGAGGCCTCGATCTTCTCCCGATTGACAAGGTAATGGGCGTGCTCAAAGGAATAGCCCCGATCCACCAGCTCCTTGAAGCGGTCATAATTGGGCATATTCATAAAGTCGGCCACAGAATTGATAGAAGGATCCACCTCATGGATCCTGGCGATCTCGGCATCGATACGGGCCTGATCCGCCGCCTGCTGACGGGCCTGCTCAGCCACAGCGTCACGGTCAATGAGACTTTGCGCCTGCTGCATCAGGGGATGATTCCCAATGGCCTGGGCCAACCCCTCCGGGGTAAGCCGACCGGCCTTCAGGTCTGCCTCCAGCTGCTTGTCAGCGGACTGCTTTTCCCATGCCTTGTACTCCTCCATATTGGTAATGGGGGCGCCGGTGTAGGTGTTCTTCAGACCGGCCTTGGCGAAAAAGGCCGCCATCGCCTGAGCATTCTGCTCCCGTTCCTTTTTGAGCGCGTCGGCAACGGCCTTGTCCACCGCTGCCTGCTGTTCCTGCTGACGGCGTCGGGCGGCATTCTCACGCCGCTGTTGTTCCGTCAGAGGCTGCTTGTCCGCCGAAGCCCCACTGTCACCGCTTTCGACATTTTCCGTAACCACGGCCGGTTCGGTATTGGGGGAATCGGTGGGAGCGTCTGCCGATGCAGGGGCGGCGAGGCCCTGCTCTTGTGCGCCTGATGCGGCATCCGCCGTACTACTCTCTTTGGCCGCAGGCTCGGCGACCGCCTGCGCTTTTTCGCCTAAACCAAAGGCTCTGAACAATACTTCCTCCGTGAGCTTAGCCACGTTGGCTCCTTTCTCAGCCCAAAGGCTGCCTGGATTTTTCCGCTATTCCTGCGTAATAAGATTTGTGTGTCATTGCGGCGAAGCCGCCTTGGCCCCCTCTCTGAGGGGGCTGTCACCGAAGGTGACTGGGGGAGTGTCCTACCAACAATCCGCAAACACTCCCCTTCCGGATCCGCACATCACTTCTTACCGCTGCGCAGATCCTTGCCGGTCTTCCGGCTGATGTGCTTCGGCTCCGTCTGCTGATGAGGCGCCTTCACAACCTGAGAGCCGGTGTTCTTAACGCTGCCGGCATAACCGTTCTTGCTCATATCCATATCCTCCCTTCAAAAAATTCTAAATTATGAATTACAAATTACAAACGCGGCACCGCACCCCGATGCGTTCGGTTAGAACCCCAATTTATAATTCGTAATTTATAATTTGTAATTACCCCTGTGCCGCCATTTCCGGCACTTGCTGCGCCATCTGGGGCCGGGCCATCTGCTGCATGGCCTGCATCATCTGCGCCTGCTCCTGCTGAGCCTGAGCCCGTTCTTCCATATGCTTCTTGGTAGCCGCAGCGCCGGGATAGTGCAGCTCCTCCATCTTGGCCCAGAACAGGATCAGCGTATCGGTGGACCTGGGATCGCCAAAGGCACCGGTCTGCAGGTTCATTCTGGTCTCCTGCCACATCGCCTCCCGATTGCTGGCCAGAGGCGCGGCAGTGTCGCAGCTGAAGAGGAATTGGTCATTCCATTGCCAGTTCCCCTCCGCGTCCTGCTCCAGAAAATCGTATCGGTTAAACTCCTCATACACCGTCTCACCCTGACTGTCCTTGTATGTAACAGGGATGGGCTCATCGGCATAAGCCAGCTGGTACTTAAACATCAGCTCAAAGATCTTGGCGTAGGCCGCCTTCTTCATCACCCGCTTACTCTCCATCCGGCCGGCAGCCTGAGCGGCCGAGAATTCCTTGGCAACCGCTGAGGTAGCCGTGGGATCCCGCCGTCCCTGCAGAGAGTCGGTAATGCCCAGGATCTGTCTGGCCTCCTCGTTAACCTGGGCCATATACGCCAGCTCATACTGGAGATTGCCGGTGAAATCATGCACACCGATCATCGCCTTCTGCTCCGGCTTCCTGAGATAAATGACTTCCTGATCCTCAGGGCTGATATCAATATCCGCTCTGGGGGGCAGAGTGATCCGGGAACCGGCCTTCATAATCCGGTCAATGATCTTCTGCTCCAGCCGGTTAATGGTGTTCTGCTGAGATCGGATCACATCCACATCAGAGCTGCCCAGCAGCTGACCAAACACCGACACACTGCGCTGGATCACCACCGGGAACACATCCGGCTTGTAAAAGGGCACCTTGGTAGGGATCCACGCCACATTTCCCTCCTGATCCAGCTGATACCTGCCGCCGGGCACCTGATGCCCGATGGCGGTGTTGATGGGCATGATCACCTGCTCAAATTCCTGCACCTGATTCTCGAAGGCACTGCCACCGCACCAGGGGCAGACATCCGCCTCATACCGCTGAGGTGGGGTCTGATCCAAGGGCACCGCCTCCAGCCCCTGAGGGGCGGCAGGATCCATATAGGCGTCCGCCAGCACCTGCGCCATCTCCTGCCCTGCCGGCTCCGAAGGCTGAGGTGCCGCCTGCTGCAGACCGGGGAGCAGCTGTCCACGCATAGGCCGGACTCTTCCACAGCCCTTGCACACCGGCAGCCGCCGGGCCTGATAGTCCTCCAGATCCTCCAGCTCCACCTGATTCACCCAGCTGTATCGATCAATGCCTCCGCCCATGTTCCGGGCAAAGCCTACATACTGGGTCACCGCGTCATCGTTGATGGCTTCGCTGCCGGTGGCGCGGATCTCCGGCTCGTTCTCCGCCTCATCGGTCACGTCCTTACCGTAGCGTGCCTTAATGGCGACTTGGTGGTTGGCACCTTCACAATGAACCAGTCCATATCCTCCACATCGGTGTACACACCGGGCTGGGGCACAAACTGCTTGGGATGGAGCAGACTGAGGGCAAACTCTCCCATATGGTCAAAGCTGCGCTTGCGATGATCCCAGTCACACAGATACCCCACGCCGCCCTGAATGGGCACCGTCCGCTCCGCCATATCATTGATGGTCTCAAAGGGCAGCCGGTCCAGCTCATTGCGGATAAAATGCTCGATCACATTGGCCAGCCGCTCGTCACCCTTCCTGCGAGGGGTCACCTTCGGCTGCAAGATCTCCGAGCTGATCTGACTCTCAATGTTTTCAAATACGATGTTGCGCACATGGCTGGTGCGCTTGGGACGGCCATCCTCTTGGGTATCGCCCGGCACCAACGGAGACAAAACATCCGAGCCACGGAAAACCGCCTCCCGCTCATTCATCTTTGCCACTTCCGGCGCATAGGCGGCATCCCCCACACTGAGCCGCTCCCGCCAGATCCCCAGCTTTTCATTTTCCATCTTCGCCACCTCAAACTTTCAACTTTCCACTTTCAACTTTCAACTTTTCAGGGCTTTCCCCACATTTTCTCCATCACCGCCCGTTGCTCCGGCGATGCCCGATAATAGTCCGCCAACGCCTGGGCCGACCACTTGGAGCCCACCCGACCGGCAGTCTCCGCCTCACTGCGCTGCTGGGGCCGTATGGCGTGAGCAATGGCCAGCGAGATCACCAGATCATCGTGCTCCCCCTGCTCAGACTGTGGCTTCCATTGCTCGTCATAGACAAACACCAGCATCTCCCGCAGGGTATCTATATCCCAGATGGTCTCCAGGGCCTGAGCGGCCACATCCTTCAGCCCGTCCACGATCATGCGCCGGGTCTTGATGCTGGTCACAAAGCCGTAAGCGTCCACGTGCTTGCCCAGATAATTGTCAAACCGCTTGCGTACATACAGGTTGGGATAGTTCAGATCCTCCAGGCACATCTGGGGATAGGTGGAGTAATTGGTCTCAATGCCCACCAACGCCCGGTTGTAGTACATTCCCAGACAGTACATCTGCTCGGCGAAGGCCCGTTCCCCAAACTGATGATGGAGCACCGCCACCTGATCACCGGTGCGATTGTCCAGCACATGGCCGGCAAAGAAATCGCTGCCAGTGCCGGCAGTGTCACCGCTGAGCACATAGGGCACGCCCTTTTCGGGATGCACCCGAATCCGAATCGGCCCATTTCCATCGGAAACCCACTTCCAGCTGAGGATCCTGTCCGCGCCATCCCGTTCCACCTGAAACCGCCCACGGTCCCAGACAACCGCCTCCACCTGCTTGATCCGCAGCACCAGCGAGGGCTTATCAAAGGCACACCGGCCGGTGGACACAAAGGCTTCCTCGGGGGTGCAGGGATACTCCTGATGAAACAGCTCCACATCACCGCCGCACTGCTCAGCGATACACCACCGCCGCCAGGCCAGCTGCCAGTCATCCAGACCGTAGGTGTCCGCCAAAACCTGCTCCTCCCCGGTCCTGACAAAGCCCTTACGGGGCTTTCTGCGGTAATCCGGCATCTCATACCAGGCGAAGAAAATGGGCGTGTAGCCGTCGGTTCCGTCCTTCTGCGCCTGTACCGCCGCGTCCCATTTGACCTTGAAATCGTCAAAGCCATTGGCGGTGGACTCGATCACGATCAGGGTACCGGGCTTGTCCGGCACCGACTGCACCAGACCGGTAAAGGTCTCAGCCTTATTCCCCGGCCAGAAAGCGTACTCCGAAAGGTGCAGACATTTCAGCGTGTAGCTTCGGCCCACGCCGGAGCCGCCGGCGGTGGCGCAGCGGATCCGACTGCCCAGCCCCTGCTTCTCGCCGCTGTACCGGCTGGGCTGATCAAACACCAGCTCCTTGGCATTGGAGGCCTTGGTCATAGGCCGCAGCTTCGGCGGCAGACAGTCCAGAAACCGCTTGACCATCCGAAACAGGTTGGCCGTGGCCTCATCCTTGTGGGCCACGATCATGCTCTCCACGTACTTGGCCGTAGCCGTCATCCAGAACACAATGGCCACCACCACCGTGGAAAAGCCCATCTGGCGAGCCTTGAGGATGATGATCCGCACCGGCTTGCCTTCCTGCCACTGAGCCTTGATGGCGTTGTACAGCCGCAGCTGTGGGGGATTCAGGATCAGAGCAACCAGATGTCCCTCCTTGTCCCGAATCTTGAGAAACTGCTGAATGTACAGCAGACAGGTGAGCAGAATGTTCAAAACGTCTGCCCATCCTCTCCGGCGGCCTCCAGAGCGTCCAGATAATCCTCCACGCTGCCGCCCATATCGGAGCCGGAGGTCTCCTTGCCCACACCGAAGTTGTGAACCAGATTGAACTCCACCCCACGAAAGTCCTTACCGGCACGAACCAGACTCTGCTCCTCCAGCCACGCGCGCATGAGCCCCCCCGCGCACGCTACCGTGTCGGCAAACTCCGGATCCTTGGCATAATCAGACCAGGTGCTGCGGTGGATCCTCAGCGCCACACACAGACCGCTGACGGTAGGCGGCACCAGAAACTCGATCCGCTTCACCTGCTCCCCCAGCCGGTTGGTAACCTCCACGTCCTCGAACACCGGATGTCCATACCCGTCCAGCTGTCCGGTGGGCTTCTTCTCGGTGACCACAACCTCCCGACTGATGGAGTCAAAATACCGCTTCACCGCCTTAGCAAAGCTCCGCCCCGTATATTTCTTCTGCGCCACCCGACAACCACCTCCAATCTTCCTGTCATTGCGAGGCCGAAGGCCGTGGCAATCTCCCGGTACAACCTCACGAACCCCAAAAACTTTCAACTTTCAACTTTCAACTTTCAACTAAAAAGGCCCGCACCGCAAACCGCCAAAGCAGTCCGCAGTACGGGCAAAAAAGCAAACAAAAAAGCCTGCACCCGACCACCAACAAAGGCGATTCAAGGCACAGGCACACAGGGCACAGGCACAACCGGTATATTCAAGACGCTTTCCTTTCCGCAGAGCTTGCACTTGACAGGCAGGTCCTTCAGCTCCGTAGAGGGCAGCAGCCAGGCTACAGTCCCCTTGCCGCAGGCCGGACAGATAACACGTCTTCGATTTGTCTCCATTTTACCATAACCACGCTTACTTTGCAAGATTTTTTCACTCCTTCTTTTTTCTTTTCCTATTATTATACACTACCCCAAGTCTGAAATTTTCTTTTCAGTTAAAAGATGTCATTGTTATGAAAGTAGGGACACCCGTCCCACACGTGCCCAAAGGCTCCCCTCCCAGGGGAGCTGTCAGCGAAGCTGACTGAGGGGTCGGCAGTTCCCAATCGATATATTTGCTCCGCAAATTCGATATATTCGCTGGCGCAAATTCGATATATGGCTTCGCCATTCGATATGATAGAAATCCCTCTCGCCCCGCAGGGCATATCGAGTACGTCAGCACATATCGAACACGAAGTGTATATCGAAAATCCCGAAGGGATTTATATCGACTATCACACTTCCGGCAGATACGCCATCACATAGCAAAACCGCCCATAGCAGTTATCGCACTGGGTCCGATCCACAACTCTGGCACCCACCGGCGGCACCAGCGGCTCACCTGCCGGCACAAACTCAGTCCGTGGCTTCGCCCGAACCAGATTCCTGCTGGCACACCATGTCCTGTCACCCACATGCCGCCTTCCCTGAACCCGAGGCTCCTTGGTCAGATACTTCCCCCAACGCTCCGGCCCATCCCAGCCGAACCGCTCAAATTCGATGTTGTCTCCCCAACGGTTCCAAAGCTGCCGAATGATATCATAATCCTCACCGGTGGCATCGATGATCAAATGATGATGTAGCCGCCCACCGGAGTGATACCCCTCCGTGGTGTATACATACTTCAGCTCCCCACCGTTTTGTCTGCGATGCTTACGCAGCAGCCGGATAAAATACTTCATCCGCTTGGCCGCCGCCTCCCGATGCACCGGCAGCGCTCCGTCCCGATAGGTCAGCGTCACCACCAGGTCATTCTTCTTAAAATTGGCCGCCAGCACCAGCATCAACCGCTGCCAGCTCATTTTGGCGTTCAAACTCTCCCGCGCCGGCGTAGAGATCAAAGCCTTCGCCTCCCGCCGTGTCCCCGGATCCGGCCCACGAATAGCCGTATACTGCACCGCCATCCAAAGCCGCCCGGCCTGAATCACCTTCAGTCGTTCCTTAGCCATACAATCCCCCCAAATTCAGATACAAGATACGAGATATGAGATACGAGATATTTCACTTCGCCGTAGGCGAAACTTCACTACGAAGTAACTTCACTGCGTAGCAACTTCACTTTTGCGCAGCAAAAACTTCACCAACTGCCCACCCTCCGTAGGGACCGGCGTCCCCGACGGTCCGCTCCACCCACGCCCCGACTACCTCCGTCATCCTGAGCGAGCGTAGCGAGCCGAAGGATCCGTCCCTTGAAAATGTACCGAAAAGGACGGATTCTTCGCTGCGCTTAGAATGACATTGACGGGGCATTAACAGAATGCGCGTGGGCTGTTCGGATAATGGCGAACACCCCGGAGGGGTGCCCCTACATCCGCTCACACACCGATCCGCTCACACAGCCGCATCAAAACCTCCACCGTCTCCGACAGCACTCTGCGATGCGCCTCCAGCTCATCCGCAAAGCAAGCAGGCTCAGGAAACTTCTCCTCCCCGTTGCGCTCCTGATGGCCGAACAGATGAGTCTCGATCTTCTCGCAAAAATCGCCGATCTCCAGCCCGATCCGACTAACACGATGCAGCACCTCCGTCACCGGCTCCACCGGCATCTGCGGCCTCGCAGTCTCACCGCAACACACAGTCACATTTTTGTACTCCATAACATTTTCCTCCTAAGTAAAATTTTCACTGTAGGGACGATTATCAATCGCCCGAAAACGTGCCACCAGCACAAAGGGCGGTTTTTGCGTGGATTACTCCAACAACTCCAACTCAGAGCGGATATCCTCCGGCACGTTGTCCTCGAAAACATAGCTGTTCTTGAGGAAATACTCGTTGTAGGTCACCGCTGCCTTATTGGCCCGCATTTTTGCCGCATCGGCCCAGGAGCGTTGTTCCGGATCCTCACTGTCTTTGTACTGCTCCCAAGTGAGCCTATCTGCCTCATAGCTGACGATGGCCGCCCGACAGGTGTCCTCCACCTGCTTTCGGGTATCATAACGGGTGCGGTCATCGACCTTCTGCACCTCGTGTCCCCAGTTATTCAGAAACGCCCGACCGGAGGGCGTGCAAGACGCAATCCCCAACACGATCCCAACCAGAAGCAGCACCAACAGGATGACAGCAATCACTTTTTCCATCTCAGCCCACCTCCGTGTACTCGATCACCGGCGAATCCACCTTGAAGGGAATATCGCTGTAAAGATAAATACCGCTCCATTCCACATACTTCCCGTCGGGCGTAAAGAAGAAAATCCCGTTGTCATTCTCCCCATAGGAGCCATCAATATCCGCCATTTCCGATGTAATCGTGGTGTATCCACCGCTGCTGTTGCCGTACGTACTGTCCACACTCCCCGGCGTCAAGAAGCTGTTCAGGCTGGAAACCTTCCCGTCCACAGTGAACCGCCCCACAACGCTGCCGCCCTCTGTCAGCAGCACCACATACCCAAGGGGTTTGGCCACCTCGCAGGGCAACGCATCGGCCTTTTCTCGCTGTCCGTTGACCCAGTAGGCCCGACGAATCAGGTTATACCGCTCCAGCGAATACTCAATATCCGTAGGCGTAGGCTGATTGGCCTGCAGCTCGTTGGCCGCCTCCTTAGTCCGGGAGATATCTTCCTTCGACCCATCAGACTTGCTCCCTGAGCCGTCAATCTCACACCCAGCCAACGCCAGCACCGTCGCCAACGCCAGCAGCCACACAAAAATCCTCTTCATAACATTTTCCTCCTAAGTAAATTATTCCTCCCGCTCCCCATAGGAACAGAAATCGTCCTCATCGAACATCTTCCAATCCGAGCTCTCCCAAACCTCACGGTAAGTCACCCTCCATTCTAGCCCCACAGTTGGGGCAGAAATCAGACTTAAAGCACATATGCTTGCTGCTGCTCATCACCCAAGGAGAGCCACACTCGGAGCAAACAAAGGTGTAACCATAAGGCCTGTCCCTATACTCCCACCTTCCCAGCTTCAGAGCCTCCGCCTTACCTCTGGCGTAGCCCTCAGCATTGCCCACCTTCCGCCCATGCTCAAAGGCCTGTCCGTATGCTTCTTGCTCGGTCATTCACATTCTCCTTCCATGGGCTGTTTGAGCCATTCCAAACAATTTCCATCGCAGGAAATAATTGCCCCGCACATTGTATTGTCTAAATCTTGAAAATGGCAACGGCTACAAATAAACTCTGCCAATTCCTCATCGCTCATCGCCCGGATACGGTCTGCTTTGGTGGAATGATATTCTTCCTCGACAATGTGCGCTTGAGGGTCATACTTTTGTGAGATTTTTAGCAGACTCTCAGCTTGACGATACGATTCGTACCCAACACCGTAATATTCCTTACCATCGCCGGCGGCAACATGATACTTTTTCATAATCATTCTCCTTTCGGCGGCAGGGGCAAAAGCACGGGTGTCCAATGGGAAATATCTTCGCCCTCAGCTTCCCAAAAAGCAGCATCGGTAATAAAATCTGTTCCGTCATAAATTGCCGTCAAAACTTTTCGCCCCGTGGTCAGCACATTCACAGCCTCGGAGTATGCCGTACCTGCATTACACGGAATCAGCTCCGGCAACCGATCCTTGACCGAAATCCACTCCGGCACCGTTATGCCGTGGGCAATCAATCCGTCAGCGATAACCTCTGCCCAATGCCTTGCACAGCCACCAACGCTGTTTTGAATAATCTCCACCAACTTTTCCTTAACATCCATTGTTATGCCTCCTCATCCAGCCACCCACAGCGGCTGTTACACGCCGTCGGGCAAGCAGCGCAGCAGTCATACGGCTCCGAACAGCAGGCCGCCGCACCGCAATGCCGACTGGGACTCAGCCCGGTAATACAGCTTTCGTTCATACTCCCTCCAATGTGCATTGCCGGTGCAACTCGAAATTACACCATAGCACCTCTGTCCTTGGGTCCTTGTTCTGGTTGTAGGACCGCCGACTAATACGACTCCAGTCAGCCAGTGACTCATCGTACAGCTCCGAGGGGTACCCGCTGAGTATCACCGGCCCCTTGTGCTGACGCAGAGCATCCAGCAGCTCCACATGGTCCTGCTCTGTCATTTCGTACCGATATTGCTTATCACATCTGGTATCCGGCAAATAGGGCGGATCCGCATAGATCAGCACATTATCGCAGTTGAATTTTCGGATCACTTCAATAGCCGGACGATTCTCGATCTGCACCGTCTTCAGCCGTTCAGCCACCTCTCGGATGCCGCCAGGGAGTCCATTCCAAGCTGCAACACAATATGCCCGTTCCCGACCAAAGGTATCGATTTTGAATCCGGTTTTTGAGCTTGTCTTGAACCCGTGGGCCATTTTCGAACGGATCGCAAACCGATACGCCCTGTCAAAATCATCAGTTCCCCGATTGGCGTGGGCGTCGTCAAAAACGTCCCTTGCGTAGGGAGTCAGGCTGATGGCCTGAGCCAGTTCTTCCGGCCGTTCACGCAGTACCCGGAAGAAGTTCACAACCTCCCCATCAATATCGTTGACGGTTTCAATGGGAGAAGGGGGCTTGTTGAAAAACACCGCGCCACTCCCAAAGAACGGCTCCAAATAACTCCGGTGAGGCGGCATCAAAGCAACGATCTCCTGCGCCATTCCCCATTTCGCCCCGGGGTAATTAAGCAAAGCGTTCATACTTCCTCCTAGAAATTATCCTCGTAAACATCGAACTTTTTCAGATCCCGCTTCCCTTCCCGGATCCTGTTGACATAGTGATAAAAGGTATTGATCTTAATCCCCATCGCCCTGGCGCACTGCTGGGCAGTCCCATACACCACCACCGGCAGATCCGTCCCCTTGCGATACACCGAGTAACGCTTCATACAGCCCCCTCACACAGCCCATACGTCCTCAAGCTGGCCCATAGTCTCAATCTTCTTTTCCACGCAAGCTTCCGGCCAGTTGGCACGGACCAGAGCTGTCGCAAACGCCGGAGGAACGGCATTGCCGCATCGGGCAACCTGCTCCTTCTTGGAGTATTTGTTGCCGTTGCAGTCCACCTCAATTTCATAGTCCGGTGGGAACCCCTGTGCGTTGTACAGTTCCCGGGGTGTCAGCATCCGCAGACCAATATCCACGATACGATAATCCACGCCGGCAACAGTCACCAGGCCAAACCGATCACGGGCTGTAACGGTATCCAGCGGCTGATTCACTGGCTGACCCACACCACAGCCGTAATATTTGATCAGCATCGCCCGAACCTGAGCAAAATGATTACTCTGTGCGGTGACGGTGGGGAGCGGTTTATTTACGTCCACCCCATCACAGTTGTTGTTAAACTGAATCATTGTAGCGGCGCACACACTGTTATGATCCACCGCTGTGACGGTCCCAAGAGGAGCGTCCATTTTACTGCCGGTGCCCTGCTGTCCATCGCCAAAATATTTGGAAATAAACGCCGTAGCCAATCCATAACGATTGGATGCGTCCACAGTCTGCAGCGGAATCGCCACGTCCTGTCCACGGTGTTCCCAACCGGACTGCTCGGTATGGTACTGAATCAGTGTTGGAGCCGCCAGGAAGTTCCGGTTCCCGGTGGTGATGGTGGGTACCGGTGCCGTCACATCACGTCCCAGATTTTCCGCATTGTTGCACATAATGTAGGGCGTCACCACACCAAAGCCGTGCTTTGAGGTAATGGTAGGCACAGGCTTGTCAATATCCACTCCACGGAAGCTTTCACCGCTGTGGTTCACCTGAATGATGAAAGGCTCCGGGTTGTCAATGACGAACTTCTGCAGCCCCTTGGCGATCCGTTTCAGAGTATTCTCCGCAAGAGGCTTCTTCCGCTCAAAAATACTGGGACAGGGCAGTGTCCAGTCGATGATCTCTGCCGCTGTTCGCCAGGGCTGAAGACGTCCCGATTGTACCGCTTCCGATTTCGGATCTGCGTGGGTGGCTTCCGGCCACACGATCGGACGACCGTCACGCCTCGCCAGAAGGAACAGCCGTTTCCGGCTGGTGGGTGCTCCGTGGTCACAGGCAGTCATTTCCTTCCACTGCACCTCATAGCCCAGATTTTGCAAATGGCCTACAAATTGGCGGAAGGTGACGCCTTTCCGTTTCGGATCCGGAGTAAGCACCCGATTTTGCAGGGGCACATTTTCCCCCTTCGCTGCCTCCACTACCGCTTCCTTCTCGATCCCGTCGACCGTAACAGTCGTCCGTTTCAACACCCGCCCGTGAGGTCCACGCTGGGCAATGCAGGGCCCCCAGGTGAGAAATTCCGGCACATTTTCCAGACTGATGATTCGGGGCTTCACTGCCGCCGCCCACTGCACCACCACCCAGGCCAGGGAGCGGATTTTCTTATTCACAGGCTTTGCGCCCTTGGCGCGGGAGAAGTGCTTGCAGTCCGGTGAAAAGTGAGCCCAGCCAACAGGCCTGCCCTGACAAGCCTCCACCGGATCAACCTCAAAGATGTCGCTCTGATAGTGACGGGTAAAGGGGTGGTTCCTTCTGTGCATATCAATGGCCACCGCATCATGATTGATGCCAACATCCACCGGCCGACCAATCCCCAACTCAAACCCAGTACTCCATCCACCCCCACCGCAGAACCCATCCACAGTAATCTCCTCAAACAGATTTGTCTGGCTCACGGGCGAATTCCTCCAACACTTCCCGAATCATCTTCTCCGCCGGACAACCGGCGCATTTCTCATCCAACGCCACCTCGCCGCACACATAAGGCCAATGACACAAATCACAGACCGTCTCCATCACAGCCTCAAAGGTTTCTTCCTTCATTCCTCTCCCCTCCCAAAGGGACATTCCGGATCATACGCCGTTATCATCTCCAGCTGTTCCTCAATCTGCCGGGCATTTCTGCGCCGGGCGCTTTTCCCCTCGTGGGCGTACTTCCCGGCCAACTCGCCGGGATTATTGGATTTTGAAAAAATCTGTCTCTGGCCGTCGAAATCCAACTCGACCACCGCCCGGGCTCCCTCTTTGTTCTTCGTGATAAAAAGCTGCCGAGGGCCAATCATTTTTCCCTTATTCTTCATCCGAAGCATCAGAATCGCATCCGCATCCTGCTCCAGCTGACCGGATTCTCTCAGATCAGAGTTTTCCGGCGTATCCGAGTTTTCTTTCCGCTTCAGCTGGCTCAACCCGATCACCGTCACCTTCATATCTTGGGCCAGCCGATGCAGCGCCAGAGAAATGTTGGTCACCTGCTCCGTCCGGTTGAAACCCTCGGCACTGAGCAGCTGCACATAATCGATCACGATCAGATCGTACCGCCTCATGGCCGTCACCGATCGCACTTGTGCCACCGTCATACCGGATGCAGGAATCAGCTCCAGTTTTCGGCTGATCACCCGTGTCACCATACAGCCGATCCGTTCCCAATCAGAATCCGAGATCTGATTCAGCTTGATCTGCTCCATGGTCAGACCTGATTCACCGGCCATCTTACGGTCAAACAGCTTTTCAGAGCTTGTCTCCAAGCTGAAAAACCCAACCCGCATCTGCTCAGCCCAGTGCCAGCAGCACTGCAGCGCAAAGGCCGACTTACCGGCAGAAGGATAGCCGCCCAAAATAACGAAGTCCCCGGGCTCACAGTACAAGACCTGATTCAGCACCGTGATAGGCCAGCTCAAATACTTTCGCTCTCCCACATGTCGCTCCATAAAGATCCGCATGGCATCCTCCATAGTGCAGATCCGCAGAGAAGACTTGTCCACCATCAACGCATTGGCCTTATCCAGCAGCCGGCGAAGCTCCTCGCTGCTCTGGGCTCGGGCCAGTTCATTGCCAATTTCCCGAACCGCCAAAACTCTGGCCTGTTCCCGACAAAGCCGCAAATAGTGATCCACATTGGCCGCCGTAGGCGTGATCTGCATCAGCTGGATCAAATACTGCCGGTACTCCTCACCCAGAGCGTTGGCCAGTGTCACCACATCCACCGTCACGCCCTCCGCAAACAGCCTGCACATAGCGTTGTAGACAGTCCGCGCAGGCCCTGCAAAATCTTCTTTCCGGGTCTGCTGAATCACCTTGGGCACCAACTCCGGTTCGATGAGTGCCGAGCCCAGTACCGCGTTTTGAGCCTGTAAGTAATCATCCATGGTCACAGACATACAAATTCCCCCTCATCCACAGGAGTCGGAGCCGGACCATCCTTACCGCCGTACACCGATTGCCACCCATTGACCACCGCAGTATCCAGCAGCTCCACCATCCGCTCCGTGTCTCCATAGGTAAGCTTCACCAGCTTGTTGCACAGAGCCGTCACCGCCGCCTTGCTCTTCATCGGCTTTTTCAGAGCTGCCCGATTCTCCACAAACCGCTCCAGCGCCAGATACAGCCCGTTCTTCCGCTCCCGGGGATGGTTCATAAAGTTCCTTCGGATCCATTCCTCAAATACAGGCATCGGCTCGAACGCGACCTGTCTGCTTTCTTTTTCTTTATTTATTTCTTTTTCTTTCTTAGTATTAATATTAATACTATTTATACCCTTATCATTTTTGATACCACCCTCCCTGCAAAATTGATAGGGGGTCTTATCAAAATTGATAAGTGGAAGTTTTTCAGCGGTGGACACTGTCAGCTGAATTCTCCGCCGGACAACCTGTCCGCTCTCATCCTTCTCCAGCTCCCTGACAATGTAGCCGGCCTTCTCCAAGGCACCCAGCTGACGGGCCACCGTGCCGATGGTGCAGCCATAAAGCCGTGCGAAATACTCATTACCGGCATAGCAAGCCCCTTCCGCATTGCTCAGCGCTGAGATCTCCCCATAAAGCAGCTTCGCCTTATCCGGCAAATCCTGATCATAGCGCACCTGCGCCGGAATTACAGCATAATACCCGGGCTTGGTGTCTTGACAATTGTCCTGTAATGTGTTATCATCCATATGTGTATATCTCCATTTCATTGGGGATCGGCGCCAGTGTGTTCATCCGCACTGGCGCTTTTTTTAAGCTGAAAGTTGCAAATTGAAAGTTGAAAGTTTTCCTCAATCGTCCGGCTCCCCCCGTCATCCTGAGCGAGCGCAGCGAGCCGAAGGATCCGCCCTCCCTGTAGGGACCGGCATCCCCGACGGTCCGAACCGCTACCGCCGTCCCCCCGTACAAATACTCCCGCAATTATGCATTGCACATCAGCTCTCCCCGGATGATGTTGCTGACACGGGCGATGAACTCGCCGTTGGTGGGCTTGGCCTTGTCGGGATCGACGGTGTTGCCGAAATAACCGATCAGCACATCATAGTCGCACCGCTCCCAGGCGGTCTCGATGGCGTGACGGATGGCCCGTTCCACTCTTGGGGGCGTGGCGTTGTGTGCCTCAGCCACCAAAGCGTACAGCCCCTTGTGAATCGCACGCAGAAGCTCGGGCTTCCGCACCACCGCGCAAACGGCTGTTACAAGATACCCGTGGCCAAGGATGTGTTCCGGCACCCCCAGATCCAGCAGGATCCGCCGAACCCCGGCCTCCACATTCCGATCTGCAACCTCCGGCTCCCAGTTCACACGCTCCGGCTCCTGGGCCAGCATCTGCCGAATCTCCTTGCGCGCCTTCTTCTGCTCGCGCTCATCCTCCGCCGCCGCAAAGCGCATCAGCGCCTCCAGCCGCTGTTCCGTAAAGGTCATATGTATCTACTCCTTTTCTATTTCTTGATCAGCTTCACATCACCGCTGAAGCGATGACGAACAATCATGGTGTGATGCAAGTCCTGCAGCACCACCCATTCCCAAGGCCGAAGCCCATTCTTCTTCAAAGCCGCCTGCTGCTCCTTGCTGGGCGTAGCATTCTTCTGGGCCATATCAGCAGCCCTCATCCTCGGCGGTGGCCGGAGACAAATCAATGCAGGCCTTGGCAAATTCAACGGCAGCAAGATACCGCTTTGCGTGACCGTTGTCCCCATGGGTTTGCCGCACCTGCGCCACAAATGCCTCGATATCACCACGGAAACAGCCACAGCTCACTGCAATCTTCAGATCCTTGGTGCGGAAGAAGGTGGTAAAGTCCTTCCGACTCCCCATAGGACCAATAACCAGACAGTGCCCATCACCCCAAACCTCGGCATCGCCCCAGACCTTGGCATTGCCCCAGACCTTGGCATTGCCCCAGACCTTGGCATCACCACAGACCTTGGCATCACCACAGACCTCGGCATCGCCCCAGACCTTGGCATTGCCCCAGACCTTGGCATTGCCCCAGACCTCGGCATCACCACAGACCTCGGCATCGCCCCAGACCTCGGCATCACCACAGACCTTGGCATCGCCACAGACCTTGGCATCGCCCCAGACCTTGGCATCGCCACAGACCTTGGCATCGCCATAGACCTTGGCATTGTCCCAGACCACGGCATTGTCCCAGACCACGGCATCGCCACAGACCCACGCAAGGCCTTCGTGGCTCAGGTTCTCTTCCTTCTCGATCCAGCCGCCCAGATCGCCGGCCTTTACGTCGCCAAAGTCCGCAACCGCCCGGATTCGGTGAAGCGTTCGGCCCCACAGCAGTTTTGTCTCGCCGGTAAACTCATATTTCTTCACAGCGCCCACCTCAGATCAAAAACCCGGACAGCACGCCCAGAGCGGCGCAGGTGGCACCCACCAGAGCAAAGTCCAAAGCCAGCAGCCGCTTCCGGCGACGATCCTCAGCCCGGACAGCCCGGTTCCCAATGTCCAGCAGAGCGGCCCGTTCCTGCTGATGCTTAAGATAATTGGCCGCAGTCAGCGCGTTAAACTCCGCGCAGGTGCACCATTTTCGTTCATCCATTTGTGTATACCTCCATTGATAAATTACATAGTTACAAATAACAAATATTTAATTCGTAATTTGTAATTAACGATCATTCCCCGCTCCGGTGAGGCCGTCCGCACAGCATCACTGGAGCGGTGCCCGTCTGTTCCGGGCTGCCAGCGATAAGCGGCAAAAGCCGCTGGAGGGCAGAGCCGGAATCGAACCGGCAACCTTCGGTCGTGCCACCGACGTGCTTTCCAAAGCACCTCCCACCCGAATTTCAGTTGAAAGTTGAGAATTGAAAGTGGAAAGTTAAGCAATTTTCAACTTTCCACTTTCAACTTTCCACTTTCCGGATGCCCCACCGTCATCCGTCTGCGTCACCGCTGTTGTGACGCTCCCGCCTGTGTAAAATGGCGAAAACCACAGGCCCAACCTGAGCTGACAATAATGCCCCATTGCACCTCCCGGATGTCATCCTGAGCGAGCGCAGCGAGTCGAAGGATCCGTCCATTGAAAACGCACCCCAATTCGTACAGATTCTTCGGCTTCCCTTCCCCGCGATCAGGACGACACGAACCATTTTATCTGTCTGCCCTCCGATCTCCCCGCTACTTGAACCCTGACGGGTACCAGTCCGGAAGAAAACCGCAGGGCGTAGGCCGCGCAGGGGCAGCTTGCGCAGCCATTCCCCAGAGGGTCTCCACCAGTACAAACACCGGCACTATAGATTTCCCCCTTCTGAAATAACGTGGGCCAGACCGGACTCGAACCGGCGACATCCTCCAATCCCGGAGCGCTCTTCCTCCTGAGCTACTGACCCATTTTTTAAGTTGAAAGTTGAGAGTTGAAAGTGGAAAGTATATGCAATTATCAGCTTTCCACTTTAAATCGCTATGTACCGCAGCCTTCCTTGCCGCTCATCCGGGCCATATTTCTTTGGGTGGCCTCCCAGGCACGCACCGCCGCGTCGCAGATCTTATCCAGCTGCCGTTGGTACTCCTCCGGAGTCAGTACCGGCCGCCGGAGCCGAATGATCGCGGTCTCCGTTCTGATTTCCGTAACGGTGTATTCCCTTTGCTCCATATCCATAGATACTGCCTCCCTTTCCCTAAAACTTACGCGCCCCGGCCCGTCCACTATTCGCCCGAATCAGCCCTTAGGCTTCACAGCCTTATATCGAATGACCGTATAAGACTCAGCCACCCGATAAGTATCCGGAGCCGGCATTTCCCGTCTCGCCTGCTCAGCTTCCTCAGCAGTACGATAGAAATGATTCAACGTCTCCCAGATATTCGAATGCGGATACCGCCTGAACTGCAAAACATAATGCTTTCCGTCCAAGATAATTAACCTCCCCTCACACCCCAACGCCCTCCGGGTGATACTGGAAAATATACTTGAAAATTATAGAATTGTTTGCTATTATCCTAAATAACTTAAACAACACAATTATTTTAGGAGTAGGTAACTAATGGAAATCAAAACAACGATAATCGCCATAATCATCACAGCATTACTAACCTTCGCTGTTACCTGTAGCATTCTTGACACCCATGATGAGGATGAAGAGCCTGCCTACGAATCTGAAGAAACAACCCCGACCTATGAATATGACGAATGCCATTATTGCAATGAGGATACTCCAGTCGACTTCCTATTTGAGAATAAAAATGAGTTAGTCTGCCCCCGTTGTATCTATCCCGAAATCACAGAAATCCTATCTACTAAAACCGGAAAATGCTATAGGTGCAAGAATTTCTACTATCACAGTGATTCTTACGGCCTAGGTCTATGCAGCGATTGCGGATATGACGTTGTTACGGAATGTGCGTTCTGTTGGGCAGATACCATTAGATGGAATGATACATGTTGGTATAGCATCTGTCCTGATTGCTTGGGAGAAGTATCCGAGAACACAGAATTACAGGAACTTTTAGCCGAATACCACGAACTCCTGCTGGGTGGGGAATAAGTGCTTTGATTGATTGCATACATACCGTTCCGCCTAGCTATTTCGTTCTGTGTTTAAAATATCATTTTACACCCCAACGCTCTCACGCCCACGCAACTGCTCAGCCATAGCGACCGCGCCCTCCGCAAACCCGAGAAAGAACTGCTTTTTCTCCTCCGGCAGGGTAGCGATCGCCGCTTCCATACTGCGGAGAATCTGTTTTTCATTCTCAGCCACCGTGTACACCCCCAAAATTTAGATACGAGATATGAGATACGAGATACAAGATATGCCCAAAACGGAATCTGATATGTGAAAATGAACTACCCAGTACCCGTATTTGCTCCGAATGTTTTGTTGTTACAATTATATGCGTCGTGCTTGCATTTGTCAAGACCTATTTTGCAACAATGAAACATTTTTATTGACAAGACATTTTTGTTGTGTTAACATTGAAAACAGAGAGGAGGGATATTATGCAAACTTCATCTTTAGGAAGCCGAATTAAGGCAATCCGTGCTACTCAGAATATCACCCAGCAAGATTTTGCCGAACGGATCGGAATCAGCCGAGGCGGTCTTGCCAATTATGAAGTAGACAGAAATGTCCCTATTGATGCTGTCATTGTTTCTATTTGCCGGGAATTTGGCGTTAATGAGTCATGGCTCCGTACCGGCGAAGGTGAAATGCTCCGGCCTGTGGATCGGGACGAGGAGATCGCAGCGTTTATGGGCGATGTGATGTGCGGTGAAACACCGGACTTCCGCCGTCGGCTCATTGCCGTGCTGGCAAAGCTGGACAGCTCTGAATGGGAACTGCTGGAGAAAATGGCCCAAAAGCTGGCCGCCGAATGCAAAGAAACAGACCAGGCCTAAAAAGCCCGGTCTGTCCAACCATTCATTTTTCCTTTTGCATCAGCTTACACACAAACACCAGCACAATCCGCAGCTCCCGATCCCCTGCCTTGCTGAGCAGTTCAACAATCCGCTCCAGCAGTTTTTCTCTATGTAGCATCCCCATTCACCTCCTTTTGTTCGTTTTTTATTTTTTTACTCCATCAGCGAACAAAAGTACAGCCTTAAATGGCACACTGTCATATTGCGAAATACTTGGAAAGGAGAATACTTATGAAAATTGCTATTTATCTTGCTTGTATTGCAATGGGCACCGTCCTACACTACATTGTGGATGCACTAGGGCTTACTTATTTGCTGGCATCACTCATAGCCAATGATGATATGATAATTATTCTTGGTGCATTTTTCTCCTCTGTTTTATGGATTATCCTAGAAATCGCAGCCGTTCTTATTGCCAGAAAGCTTTGTGCCATTATACATAAGCAAGGCGAAAAATCCTTTGATAAACGCGCGCATAAATCTGGCACGGATGCATTTGAATACGCGAAGCAATCTGCTCCACAGCATGTCATTGAGAGATGCGACGAAATGATAAAACAATCCGAAACAGCAGTGGTCGGGTATCTTAAAGGAGTATCTGATATGGGCATTATTAAGAAAAAACAGGCAGAAATACTGATAGAAGGGTATTCGAAACTTGCCCAACAGCTCCACCAGAAATAA